ACATGGAAGTGCGGTGGCAGCCCAGTCAAGGTCTACCATCGGGCCGAACTTCTCCTCGCCGGTTACGATTGATAACACAAAGTTCACTGGCTTCCCGAAGTGTCTAGAACTCGGATGCCGTTGAGCACGTTCGACTTGATTTAGGAACGTCCGTATCTGTTCAACGAACTCGTCTACATGTTCTCGCGTGGCGATGACATGTCCCGTCATTGTTGACTTCTGCCGGAGTTCATTCATATCAATACTCCACGGTCTGGTTTGTCTTGGCCGTACTGTCTAACTTGTAAATCGTAGACTCTCGATACTCTTGTCCGTTGTACCAGGCTTTCCCTGGACCACGAAAGGCATTGAGTGAGAAGGCACTTGTGTTCACTGACGGCACTGCATAGATCCAGTACTGCGACTCGGCTTCAAAGATATTCCCGACGATCTGCCATCCGCCAAAGGCATCGTTACCAGGCTCGTTCGACTTATCGATGTAGAGACCAACTTCTCCCCCACGAGAAATGTTGTTACTAAACACGCTCGTCTCTGTACTGTCGTTTGCAAGTTTGTAGTTACGGATGTTGTCGAACGACGTGTTCCCAGAAATGATACAGGCCCCGCCGTATCCAGTCCGCTCTTCTATCCCGTTATTGCCGGAGGCATTGTTTGCGGTGTAGTGCCTGTGTCCAAATACTGTGTTATTCAGGATGCGACACCCAACGGTTCTGTTCTGACTATTCCCCCACACTTCGATCCCGTCTGATTCGTTTTCATACACGACGTTCCCTTGGATGGTGATATAGGGAGACATCTCGCTCCCAATCCCGTAGGACTCACCCAGCATGGGAAAGGCCAGCCGTGAGTTGTAATAGGAGATGTTCTCGCGAATGATGACGTTTGCAGCCATGTGGCTGTAGATCCCATCTCCGTTTGCAAAGGTGCGACAGCGGCTAATCACGACATGTTGAATCAGATATGGGTCCGTGGCTGTCCCGTCTAGGGACACGCCCCCGCGTCTGTTTCCATGCGCGACACACTTATCGATCGTGATATGGTGCGTATTCGGTATGGACGAGTTCTGCACTCGAATCCCATGTCCGTAGTTATTACGTGAGATCGCGCCTACCGACGTAATGTAGCTGCTTCCCCCTGCAATGAAGAGCCCGTGTCCACGTGTGGCCCCTGGTGTTGGTGACGACTCGGTGTTTGACTGTGTCACGGTTGAGTACATCTGAATATGTGTTACACTCCTCGTGACAAGCTGTGCGCCATACAACCCCGTATTGGATGTGGGGCCTGTAATCGACACGTTCCGGATCACGAGGTAGTGACTGTCTTGAATCAAGAACCCGTAGGGCGTTGTGCCGGTGAGTGTCACCGTGGCAGGTGTCCCTCCTGGGCATGACCAGTCATAGGTAATCGGAAGAGAACTTGTTCCCGCACGATTATGCAGCTCAACAGGAGGCTGCAACGGTCCGCACAAAAAGACAGTATCTCCTGGTGCGGGTGTGCACGACGGGTCCGTCAAGCCTTGACATGCATTGGATGCACTCGACCCCGATCCGTTGCCTGAATAGACTTGGGCGACATACAGGTTTGCAGCCAGAGTGAGTGATGGAAGACTCAACCCACATAAGACTACCGTACTAATTCTTTGGAGCACTAACCGTAGCAAATACACGAACACCCCCAGTTGTGCTAATCCACCAATCTGACTTCCGAGAGATTGCATCAAGCTTGACTGTGTACCATCCCACCGGAACAGTCGTGCTAATGATCTGCACGGGTGACGCCCCTGAAGGGTTGTCACTAATTTCTACAATCTGCGTCGTTGAGGCGACGTTGAATATGAGTGTGCCTAAGATCGCTCCTGGGCCTGATTTCGTTAACTGCGAATTGGCACTGCCCAAAGCTGTGCCTGGTGCAACGGTAATTAAGTGCATGATGCTCCCTTTCTATTTTCTATGGCCGTTTTTAATACGATGTAAAAAATGGAATACTTGTTCACTGCTCTAGACGCACATGGACCTTGCTCGTTTTTAACCCCCACCCCCTTGATCTACGTATAAACAACTAAGGGGACCCTTTGCTTAATGAAAAATACTTAGTACGTAGTAGTACTGTACGTAGAAACGAGTTACGTAGTTACAACTAGGTGGGCACATCTACGTGGAAACAGAAGCACTAGTAATACACATAGTCTATGCCCCCTCACTAGTAAGACTTTACACCGTGGATTGGTCACTAGTAATACATTGCATCTAACTAGTAACTAGCTCCACGTTGTTACGCTAGTTTAGTAATACTCGTTATCTAGTATTACTAGTTATATATTATATTAATATATAATACTAGGGCCGGAATAGTAGCTGTTAGTCCTTGTGCCGATCGTTAAACGTGTCGATTCGATGCTGTATCTCACCAATCACGATAGCTAACAAGGCGACTGCCATGATCGTCCAGAATATGCTATCCATTGTCTTAAACATCAGACATAATACCTTTCTAGTAGTTTGTCATACAATCGAGCAAATAATAAGACAGCAAGTAGTAGTAAATGCTCCTCAACTGAGTTCAGCATTGGTCGTAATCTCCTCAGGCTTGGGAGTGATATTCTTGGGGTCTTTCATTCCCTTTGTGGCGAATGCTGGTAACTTGACAACGGCCTTGATTGTAACCTTAGGTGCCTCTTGTTTCTTGACTCCAACAAGACCTAGGTTAATTGCTTGATCGATTGCCTTGCCTTGTGTGGCATGATCCACCATAGGCTTGGTATACACGATCGTTCCCTTATAGTTAAACACCTTAACCTCTGTGGCCTGCATCCGCTTGACCGTCTTATCAAAGACCTTACGGAGCAATTGTGCTCTGTCTTCCTTCGTGATACCCGCTCTTGCGAATATCTCTTCGTTGATATCTGGGACTGTGGGGAGGTTTCTGACTGTGTTATCTTTTCGTGCCTTGCTCATATCTTAGGCCTCACTCATGAAAACACATTGCAGTTTGTAGACTGTACCCTTTGGGTAGGTATACTCCATGTCTTGCTGTATTCTGTCTCGATCAAGAATACACTCGTTATGAGCATTGACGCCAGTATATGTATTCAGCTGGTGCGTATGAGACACGCCAGTAGGTGCCGATATCAGAACCAAGAATAAGTACCACATAATAAGGCCTCATACGTAGATTTTAGGGTATCTCATAAGATATAAGACGGCAAACTAGCCTTTTGTCTCACATAGGTCTAACCTGTTGATTTTATTATATGAAAAAATATGTGGCTATCGTACTTGACAAGTCAAACTGTAGCTGGTAGAGTAGCCATTGACATGAGAGTGTCGTAAGAAAGGTAGGTGAGTTATGGTGACCATGTTTGACGGAAAGACTAAGTTGAACATGGTCCTACTCACTCTTACATGGAGAGAATTATGAAATACTGCCTCTGGCATGGAGAAGAATACGGTGAGGAGTGTTTAGGTTGTCTCTATGATCAACAAGAACAACCCTTTGAAGACGTACTCAAGGATTTACACGCAATAGCCGATAAGACACTAACCAGGGAGGTTACTATGAAAACACAAGACCAGCTAGACAGAGAATGGTTTGAAAGAACGATTGCGATTGATACTCAGGCTGGAGCAAGTTATGATCAAGTTACTGCAGAAATACAAGCTATTAGTGATTGGTACGACAAGACGCCAAGCATCATAAACGAACAAACCGTGACCATGTATCACTGCTTCTCGAATGAATGTCACGATCAAGCCAAGTGGCTAACAAAGAAGCACAACGTCAAGATTGAATTGGTCACAGGTCAACCCTACCTTACCCTTGAGGAAATGTCTGCAGACATCCGCCAGGGAATTCTGAAGATTACAACCGATAACACAAATCATCCGATTATGTTTCTTGAAGATACGATAGCCTTAAGAATTTGGCATGATCTGACCCACTACGAAATCCAAGCAAACTTTGGGTTCTATGGTGAGGTTAGAACCTACGAAGCACAATGTCTACACGTGGAAACCTCTTGGCGAAACCAAGTCTACTTGCAACATGTCTTATACTGTGATATAGTAGGACAGGTCGCTAACGGTTTGGTTCATCGTGTATTTCCAGAGCAGAAAGTATTCACCCTTTACTCAAGGAGTAACTAACATGATTGACCTATTTATCAGCCTTGTTCTTGCTCTGAGCCTTGGAACGATTGACCTAGAATGTACGTTCTATTCTGGTACTGACACATGCGTAGGATGTACCGACGATTGCTTAGAACCGGCGCAAAACGATGGAGTCCTAGAATCAACCGTTAACCTCACAGAGGCCTAACCATGCACGAAACCTTCACACAAAACGTTAAAGACTGGGTTGATCGAATCCGTGCCGATCATTGGCAACAAGGCAAAGTCTGGTATAAGCATGCTAATCAATTATGTCGTACTCTTTCTGATAATACCCAAACTCCTCTAGACAACGTGGTAGGCGTCTTAGCTGCCCTCTCTCCCCAAGTCTCTTGGGATATCAATATCACATCGTGTGAATCGATCGTGAAAGACGGTATTATAGATCCTGGCTATACCGGCTACAAGATCAACGTAGAAAAGGCTCTGCAGTGTCTTGTGTCTCCTCCACTTGAGGTATTAGGCGGACGCAAAGTCATAGCCTTTTATCACAATATCATTGATCCAACCAAGAGCCAAGAAGTCACCATTGACACGCATATCGGACGAGTATTATACGACAACCTTGACTTGACAGCGCAACAAATCAGGTATATATTTTCAAAGACAGGCAACGAATTAGCGCAAGAGGCCGTCCGTAAGGTAGCCAAGAAGCTTAGGACAATTCCCCATGTGCTCCAAGCTTCGTTGTGGGTATGTGTTAGAGAAATGACCCAGGCACGGGCAGATAAGAACCAACTAAGTCTGTATTTCAAGTAACCTGTAACCAAGGAGTCAACCATGTACAAATACGTTGTGTTAAACGGAGATGTGTATATCAGGACTGAACCACGCGTTCAGGTTGTACGAAGAATCAAAGGACTCGTTGCCTTCGTTCAGGCCTTCGTTGGAAAGGTAAAGAGCCATGTATAAAAAAGTCGAACTAACAGAGCGAGGAGATAATGACTTTATCATGAAGATCTGGTACAATGATCTCAATGGATCATTTGACTACTATACTTCGGCTAGTACCATGCAAGACTTGTTTAATAAACTTGGTCAGATCATGAACGAAGACGAAGAACAAGAGTACTGGTACGAGTTAGAGCGTAAGATTCTCAGAGCAGATTATGAACGTGATAAACAACAAGAGGAGAACTACTACCATGCAAACATGGTTTCATAACACATGGGTCACTATCGAAGCCGGTAGTACAAGTGAAGCACTAGACAAGGCCTATGGCTTGGCCTCACCACATGAGAGAAAAGAATTGAGCGTACTGTCAGACAGAGTCAAAGAAGGTGTATACAATATCCGCTATGGCTTGATCGGAGTGCAGGCCAATACTCCCCTTGAGGCCTATAAAATCTTGAAGGCTCACTTGACTGAGCGCACCATTTCTGCTAACATCGACACATACACGATCCAAAACGGACTGACAGAGTTTCCTGTGTCCAAATTCCTTGAACCTTTAACATAGGAGTACGACTAACCTAAACCAGAGGAGAAAGTATGAATCAATTACCTAGTCTCTATCGTGAAGTCTACAAGATTGATCGAGTCAAGCCTACCAATCTACGGTTTAAGGTTGACTTGAAAACCATTCATCCGTTTGCAGATCAAGGAAGACTTCAGCAATTTGCACAACGGAACGGTAAACGGCTAGTTTATATTTCGCGCAAAGAACGCTATGCCACTTTTAAGTTGAGAGGGTAACATGCCATATCCTGAGGGAGTACGTACGGTTAGGTGGGATAAAGAAGGTTTGGTTGTAGTCGAAGAGGATAGATTGCTTCAGAGTATGCTGAAGAATAGAGAGATAAAAGCCGGATTGGCTAGGCTAATAAAAAACAAGCTAGAACCCGTAGACTTAGAAGACTGGCAAGAAGACAACTACAACGTTATGGCTTAATCTTAACCAAGGAGACATTATGACAAAAGAGGCAAAGCGTAGTAAGGTCCGACGTGCATTTGACAAAATTATCAACTACTCACCTAGTTACACTGAGTTTGTTAGGAATGGATCTAAAAGCCTCTTACTCTACAAAGAAAATATACAGGCTACTGTAACGCCGTTCTGGGGTGTTGTGACGCCAGAGGGACCAGAATGCTTATCGTTTGAAATGAAGGTTGAAGAGATATCCTCAGAAGACGTGTGTTGCTTAGTCTGGTCCAGCAACGTCTTGTCCCTAGAGTTCGTTATTCACAAAGTCAACGAGACATTCGCAAGGGTGATAGCATGACAAGTATTTATCGAATCTACACAGAGCGAAGAACAAACTTAGCAGAGATTGCGTCTCGATACTTTGAGAGTTTTACAATCTTTGACGGGCAAGGAGTGTACAAGAAAACGTTTGAGTACTCTGCAGTTATTGCCGTCATAGGAGCAGATTGGCAAGGCGTCAAACGTCTAGCACAAGACATCAAACAAGAGAACAATCAAGAATCCGTCATAGTCACAGAACAACCTGTAACCGTTCACTTAATCTAACCTGGAGGTATACCATGCGTGGAGGAAAACTAAACGAAGATTTGCAGGAGTACGGAGTACTGGCGGAATATCGCAAGGCCTTGGAGTTTGACGCGCACAACCACGCGGAACTCATTCGCTCAGCGAATCCACAGGTACATATGAGCAAGTTTGACGCTATTTACGACGAAATCACAGAAAAAACACATGGCCCAAATGAACCAAACGAGGAGTAGCTATGCCAAATCAGTTACCAGAAACACAAGAAGAAATGGAATGGTTAAAGCGGAGATTCTTTAACCTAATGTGCTTCAGATTGGGTGGTGAAGTTACCGTGACACAGGCAGAACTGGAAGACGTTACACGGTTTGTAGAACGAACACAGATACTTTTGCTCCAACATCCTGATAAGCCAAACGAATTCTTGCTTAAGACGATACGAAGAAAGGGACCAGGAGAAACCTAGTATTATATTATATATATTATACTAGTATAACTAGTACTATATCACGTTGTATCTAGTTCGTAACGACAGTGAAGAACTAGAACTAGTAGAACGGGGGGGATTCACATGCAGCAAAGGGAATTCAAACAACTAGTGCGCCAGAGTATCACGAAGCTAAGGCAACAAGTAAGCAAGACTGGTATTGCCTATGATGATTGCCAGGATATTCTGGCTACTGTGTTTGATAGAGCGTACCGCAAGAAAGCCTATACTAGGCTATCGAAGGCTAAGGCCTTCTCATACTTGGCGAGTCGCGTCTACTTTGCTGCACATGAATTCTTGCGACAAGAACAAAATAAGAAAACAAGAGAGTGTTTCTTACCAGACGATACCGAGAGTCCCTTGATCCGCTTTGTTGAAGAACATACCGTTCCGGTAACAGAGTGTCCGTTTTGTTTCCAAGAAACCCTAAACGCGCTAGGCACGTGTAGTGCCTGTCATACTGCCTGTCCATCGTATGCTGTGCTCCATCGTGGAACATACTCGATTGAAACTGTAAGCCTAGCCTTGGACGAAGACGTAATGCAGAAGACAGACATCAATCAAGCCATAGAAAGCTTGAACCCGATGGAGCAGAAGGTCGTTAAAGCCTGCATCATGGGCAATGAAAGTCTCGAATCCTTTGCCCAAATTGAAGCGCTGAATAGGAAGACACTCTGGAGAATTTGGGTAAAAGCCCGTGAAAAGCTTACACAGAAATTAGCAGAATATGCCTGATTGGTAAAAATAACACAGTTTTCTCCCTTGTATAACAAGTAGTTAGAGGCCTGAGACAAACGCATGTTTCAGGCCTTTAACTCTATACAGGGGGGGAAAACTATGAGTTATGAACATGAGCGGTATACCTCACGTGAGAAGAATACAGCATTCAATACGGTATGGCCTGCAGTAGAATGCGGTGAGACTGCAGACAACGAACTACGCCACTATCTTCGCTCTAGACGTTTAGACTTCGAGACGGCCTATCTTGCTGGTTGGTATCCATCGGTAATAAACAATTGTCTTCGCCTTGTAATACCCTGTAAGTCTCTCAATCCTAAACATGCGTACTACCAAGCCAGAGCCTTAGACAAGAGCATCCGTCTTCGCTACGTCTCTCCTTCTGGCCCTAGGCTCGGCGCTTTGTGTATTGTCGATCCTGTCTTATTTGACTGGGACGATACGCTATCTCCCTCTGTCACGGCGATTGTAGAGGGTCCCATGTGCGCCCTGGCTCTTGCCTCTTTGGGAATTCCAGCTATTGCCTTAATGGGTATCAGTCCAGAGCCTAGCGCATGTTCGCACCTTGTTTCTATTCTTAAGTCTCGCCACCACGATGCAGCTATCTTGCTAGACAATGAAGACGAAGCACAAGCCAGTGCTTCAAATCTTGCTGTCTTTCTAGCAGGGAACGGAATTATCAACCACGTCTTCTTGTTAAAAAGCAAAGACGTTGCCGATTCTTCAGACAAGGAACGCAAGAAAATAGCAGGAGACATTCTACAATGGCAAAGGAAGTCAAGGTAGTTAATAACAAGTTTGGTACTGTAGCTGAGTGCTCAGAGAACGCCAAGCTATCGCGTAAGGCTTGCCAGGAATGCGGATTGGCTAATACCTGCAATGAACCTTTCTTACGTCCGTATCTTCCCTTGAATTGGACTAGCGAATATTTATTTATTGTCGAGGTATCTAGCCAAGGCGAAGCAAACTACCCTAGGCGTGGCGTGTTCTTGTCAGAATCAGAAGGCAAGGTATTAGGTCGCGTTCTCTCAAGGGTTGGTCTGAACAAGGACCAAGTGGCTTTCTACCCTGTGCTCCGTTGCCGTCCGAACCTATCCGGCTCTAAGAAAGCTAAGATGCACTCTCTTAGGGCTTGCCGTCCGTTTCTCTTGGATGCACTTAGAGAGGCTGAAGCAAAACATATCTTGCTATGTGGCGAAGCCTGTGTACGTGCGTTCACGAACTCAGGAAAGTCTAGCTCGATCAATACCACACGTGGACGTGAGCTATCACTAGACAACTACAAAGCCTACGCCACAGTGTCACTCAAGAGCCTTGTTGCAGACCCTCATGCTTCAGCAAGATTTACTGAAGACTTGCAACGGTTCAACCGACCGCTCTTGAAGTATCCAGGGATTCTACCTAGTGTATCTAAAAAGATACAGTCAAGTGTTGCACAAAAAACACAGTACCTCGGCTTCGATACCGAATTCAGTCCGGACCTTGCGCCGATTACCCTAGGAATCGCCACAGAGGCCAACGCCCTGGGCGTAGGCATTGAGAAAAGTGCTCAGGCCCTACCTTACCTTCAGGATTCCATAATCGTAGGCCACAACGTCACTGTGGATGTCGAGAGTTTGATAAGACTTCACTCCAAAACGTTGGACAAAGCCTTGAACAGGTGGTTACAGGGTGATCGTCTACGAGACACAAGCCTACTGGCTAGGTTGGCGGACGAGAACAGAGGTAAGGGCGGGTACAAGCTGGAGAGTCTCGCGACCAGTCTCCTCAACGTCAAGGACTGGAAGGGACCTACTGAGGCACTGGGTACCGATTCGACAAAGTGGCCGAAGCATCTCCGCGACGAACGCTGTCGGTTAGATGCGTGGGCAACACTTCAGATTTATCGAGCACTCGAACCAGACGTTGAAGGCCCCGCTAGACTCTCACATAAGATAGCCATGACCTTGCGCCGCTTTTATTGGACTGGGGTGTACATCTCGAAGAAGAACTACCAGACCATGAAAGTGCAAGTCGAGAAAGAACGAGCGGCAGCACTCGGAGACCTCACACAATTTGCAAAGAAGTTTGGACTTAAGGATTTCTCTCCGACAAAAGACGATCACCTTAGAGATTACGTCTATGGAGAGAACGGAGTAGGGTTGCGGGTCGGCAAACTAACTAAGGGCGGCTTGCCCACTGTGTCTGTCAAGACCTTAAAAGAATTCAAAGACCGGCCCGCAATCTCTGCCCTGATTCAGTTTTCTAAATACGACAAGCTACTCTCCACGTACTGCGAGAGTCTTGCCAAGAAGTTCCAGCCAGTCAAGGATGGTATCTGGATTCCAGTTATCATTAATCCATTGGCAGCGAAGACAGGTAGGCGATCGAGCGCCGCACCAAACTTTCAGAACTGGCCGGTGGCTGTCCGCAAGATCATCACGTCACGTTGGCAGAACGGAGTCATCGCCGACAACGACTACAGCAAGCTTGAGCCTATCTTAGGTGGATGGGTCACAGGAGAACCCAAGCTGACCGATTACTTTGTGAAGCACTCAAACGGGTACATCAAGATCGGCGAAGACTTCTTTCAAACTTCAGTAGACAAGAACAGCGACCAGTACAAGGCGATGAAGTCCCTCGTGTTGGCGATTCTCTACAACAAAAAGAAATGGAGTCTTGCCGAGGATCTGTGGGTCAACTACGGAGTCAAGCTGAATACAAACTATGACGACCACATCGAAGAATCCGGCAAGCTCTTGGATAAGTTTCTTAAGCTGTTCCCGCGTGTGAAGAAGTACCACGAAACTACTGAAGACCTGGTCTTAACGGAAGGAGTAATCTATAATGCCCTAGGCCAAGCCAGAAGGTTGCCGCTACCAATCGAACCACAGCGTTCAGACAAGTTAGCCTATAAGATCTACATGAAGTACAAAGCCCACGTGATCAATCAGGCTATCAACTACCGCATTCAGAGTCTTGCAAGCTATGTCACTGGGTGTGCTGCTATCGATCTTGAGGCTGCATTCTTACGACACTGGAAGTGGGACTACCTGCCCTATCAGCAAGCCTTAATGGAAAAACGTTGGCCCCGCATTCCGTTGATCTGCATCGAAGTCCATGACGACCTGGTGCAGGACATTCCACCAGAGCACGTCAAGAAAGCCCACGACATTACGCATGAGATCATGCAGTGTCCTCCAAGTCTGAAGGCTGTGCTTCCAGAACTGTTTGACTCCAATGTCACGTTGACTGTAGACACGAATACGGGTCCGACCTGGGGGTTAAAATCATGAGCTACTACTGGGACGATTACTTCAGATATCTAGACCAACGAAAGGAGAAAGAAGTTGAAGAAGAAATCCGGCTCCAAGACGGGAGCCAAATCAGTCTCGTCGGCCAAGACACATTCACGAGTCAGAACCAAGAAGGCGAACAAGATCTCACGGACCAAGATCAAGCCGACGAAGACGGTGGTTGAACAGACTGAACAGCAAGATGACTTTGACACGTTGCTTGCCGATGACGAACTTGTAGATAACTCTCCTGAGTCGGATGACGATTGCGGCCCCACAGACTACCACGAGGAAGACTTCTTTTCAGACCTTGACGAGGAGGACGCTGATGTTTAAAATTGCAGGTAAAAAAGGTAAGCACGAAATGGATCATGTGTTTGATGTGGACGTTGACAAGGATGGAGACTTGGTGCTTACCTGTAACGAGCAAAATATATTGTGGATCTGCAAACACGATGGATCTATTCACACGGCGTATGGTGTGGATAGCGAATATGTACCGGCTTTGAAGTTAACCAAGGATAACCGTGTGCACATTGAAAACCTGTAATTTTAACCGAAAGGATTAATATGAGCTGGGGAAAAAAGAAACGCGGTGGGAATGATGGTAAGTACCTCCGATTGACTGGGCTGTGGCAGAGCAAGAATAAAGAGAACCTGTACACAGGGAAACTTCGAGCTGAAGACGTGGAGAAGTTAGCCGCGAAGATCGAGGAAGCAGATGGGTCCGATATCGGGTTCTTCTTGTGGGTGAATGAGCAGGAGTCACGCAAGGACCCCCAGTTTACTTTGCAGTGTGCTGTCTCTGAGTCTGACGGGGGATTCTCCTCGAAGAAAAGGAACCGACGAGACGAAGAGGAACAAGAAGAGCAGGCAGAGGAGGAACAAGAAGAGGATGAAGACGATAAGCCGAAGAAGTCTGGAGGAAAAGCTAAAGCTTCTGGTAAAGCTAGCACGACAAGTGGAAAGAGCAAAGGCAAGAAAAGGGACGACTGGTAAATAAACTATTAGATTGGGACATGGTAGAAGACAATCTACACCAGCGTGGAGCTGGAGACGGACAAGTTATAGAGGATAGACACCGGAACGCTCGTGAAATCCCTCTGGTTGTAGTCCTGTCCCGACCATAGGAGATAACATGATTGATGCAGTCGGTAAGACAATTACGAAAACTAAGACGTGCAAGATTGCTGGCCTAGCCCTGAGTTCGTGGGCACAACCGTGGTTCTACGTCGGAAAGATTTCTAAACTTTCTGAGTCTGAGAACACGATCTACGTGCGTTCAGGTGGTGAAACATTTTATATGGACCCAGGCGACTGCGTGGTAATACATCCTTAATGTGCAGGAGCTTTATGGCGGATACAGTTTTCACATTAGGCATCTTTATTCTAATCATACTGACTGTGGGTGAGCCCGACCTTCTTGATGCATTAACTTCTTATATTCAAAAGTGCAAGTAGGAGAACTATGGACAAGATCGTAACTGGTTATCTGTATAGCGTGGGTGCAACGGCTGGCTTTGCTACGTGGTATTATGTAGCAGAGATTTTCTTTTACCTGATCGACCGACTCGTCTTCTGATGAACAAACATGATGTGCTGGCCCATATCTGGCAATTCATCGGCTATGTCGAAGATAGAATGGCAGCACCCAAGCTATTCGACAAAGACGTGATGCGTATCAAACTTGAACAAATCAAAGAGGTACTAACTAATGCTGACCCTGCCGAAGAATCTGAAAGAGGGAGTCACCCGAAACAAAAAGGCAGAGGCAAGCCTGATTCAAAAGACAAGGGAATGGCTCGAACACGACTCAAAAGATAGGACGGGTATCCATGCCTCAGATCTCCTCGATCCTCGAAAGGCGTACTTCGATAAACGCTATCCTCAAAAACTTACAGATAGACTCGTTGGTACGTTCTTTGTTGGTAAGACCCTCCATGCCTTCTTTCTTTCAGCCTTTACAGGTGCCAAGGGTACGGACTGGAAGACAGATGGAGGAAGTCACGAGAACAAAAAGCTTGGCATCACCTGGAGTGCAGACTGGATCAAAGACGGAATCCCATACGAGTTCAAGACAAGTCGTTCTAAATACGAACAGTCGTTTTCAGATCTCAAGAGTTACTTGGAACAGTTGCTTATATACATGGTTGGAACCAAATCCACCACAGGACGGCTTATTACTCTCATGTACAACCTCCCAGCAGCTAAAGGAGAGGGTTGGGGAAGCTATCCTCAGTATCGAGCATACGATGTTGAAGTCACTCCTAAAGAACTCAAGCAGTACGAAGCACAGCTACTTGACACAGCAAACCTTTTACGAGCTGCACTCAAGAAGAAATCGCACAAAGACCTACCCTTGTGTCGAGAGTTCAAGTGCATGGGGTGTCCACACATGGAGCGGTGCAAACCTGAAGGACGCTACGGCCTAAAGAGGTTTATGCCACGATGAAGTATGTACCAGACTACGCAAAGTATGGAGCCATATGAAACGAAAGAAGGACGAGAGAGTACTCCCGCTTGGTCCGGTGCTGGAACAGGCTGTCGTCGGAGCCCTCGTCGCCGGTACGCTGAGCCTCAAGGGAGTCCGTAAAGAGGAACTATCCAAACCAGGACAGGCTGTCTACAAAGTTCTTCACGAGAATGAAGGAAAGCCTGTCAGTCTCAAGACCTTGAAGATCGCTGCATCTGAAGTTTATGGCATCGACAAGGCAGAGTTTAAAGAGTACCTTGACAACTTGATTTCCGACTCTGACATAGCTAGCGTCTTGCAAACGCTCCGACGTAAACGCACCGTGAACCAGCTTGTCAATGAAGCCACGAATCAAATAGCCTCAGGTGACTACGACCTGTCGCCACTCAGTCACATTCTAGAGAACACTCAGGTAGAACGCAAGAAGCTAAGTCCGCTCGGCGATGATAAGAGTGAGATCAAGCATCCTCCGGCACTACCAATTAAGTCTTTACCTAGGCTCACGGCAGCCGTCGGCGGTGTATACGGAACGTGGATCATCGGAGGTACACCCAAAGCTGGAAAGAGTACGCTCACCACACAGATTGCGGTGTCGATCGCAAAGCGTTATATGCCGTGTTTGTATTATGACTTTGAGTTAGGATATGACGTTGTCAGGGATAGGTTGTTAGCGGCTTTCGATGGAGATCGGGAGCAATACGACATCGCTGTCAAGAACTTCTACTTACGCAGGAGCATTTCGACACTCGAAGAAGACCTCGTAAGTATCGGGCAGCCCTGCTTGATCGTTGTCGATTCAATCCAAGATCTTCCAACATCCTCGCAGCACAACGTTGAAGACTTGGGAAGGTGGGTCAAGAGGTTGGACGCACTGAAACATCGAGGACATCATACCATCATGGTCTCGGAAGTCAATCGGTTCTCATACGGAACACCCACACCCAAGGGATACAAAGGTTCTGGAGAAATTGAGTACGCTGCTGATGTGGCAATCACGGCAGTGCTCCCTAACGAAGAAGACCCCAGTACTGTAGATTTGTTTGTGACTGAGAACAGACACTTCCGGAAACGTGGCCTGGTTTGTCAGTTAGAACGAGTCAACAACTGGTGGTTCAAGGAGGCTGGCAATCATGGCGCTAGTAATTAAAGTGATGACGGCACTGATTCTGTTATTACTTCTGCTTGGTGTGTTCGTGACATTCTCAGCCTTGGCTGAAGAGACCTACAAGCTACAGCCTCAACAGTTTCGCTTCCAGCAACCACCCAGTCTTGATGTCAGACCAGATTACGGAGAACCGAAACCATGTCGGCAGTGAAGAAAGAGAAAGACCCAAACGCAAAGAAAGCCGCCTACGTCAAGAGGAAGTACGGCCTAACATATGAAGCCTACGAAGCCATGCTCAAGAAGAATGGAAACAAGTGTTGGATCTGTTCTCGTCCACCTAAGAAGCTAGCCCATAACATCGACCACGATCATAAGACGGGACAAGTTCGAGGGTTACTGTGTTTCTTCTGTAACAAGTTCCTGATTGGGAGACGGAGACGAGAACACGCTCACCTCTTCCGTAAGTCGGCAGAGTATCTTGAGTCAACCTACGATTGGAGGGACTATGACGAAGAATAAGTGTACCCACAATCACGGAATGATTGAGTTGTCTCATAATGTATGGGCATGTGATGAATGTGGGAAGCTTTTTGAACAAGTTAATCTATGGAAGCCCGTGTCAGATAAAGAGTATGATAGGAGGAGGAGGAATGCCAAACAAGTCTGAAGCCCTGCACATAGCCCTACTTGATGCGAAGTTGGCGAAACTAGAAGCGATTCAAGAGGAGATTCTTGTATATCTTAAAGTCGCGGTTAAAACAACATCGTATGGTCGTGATTACTACTTACGTTCATGGGAGGATAATAGTGCCATACAAAAATCCTAGTGATGAAGCAGAGAGAAGCCGTCGCTACCGGCAGGCTCGTCGCGAGGAGCTTGGGACAAATGCTCCGCATGCTCAACTCGTCAAGCCTCTCAAGATCAAGGGTCCTGCCCACGGGCTTCAAGTCGCGGTAATTCCAGATTGCCAGGTTAAACCTGGTGTTCCGCTTGGTCACGTAGAGTGGTGTGGAAAGTACTTAGCTGCTAAACGACCAGACGTGGTGATTTGTGGTGGAGACTTCTCAGACTTACCGTCTCTTGGTACACATGACGTGCCAGGGAGCCGCAAGGTCGAAGGTCGGCGGTATAAAAAGGATATCGATGTCACACATAGAGCAATGGAGATGTTCCTGAATCCTATTCAGAAAGTATCTGGCTGGAATCCTAGTCTACTATTCCTCTATGGAAACCACGAAGACCGGATCGAACGCGCCATTAACCGCGATCCAAAGCTTGAAGGGTTTATGTCGGTGGATGATTTGGGATATACGAGATACGGTTGGACGACGTTTCCTTTTCTACAACCTATCTCAATCAATGACGTAGCCTTTTGTCACTATTTTCCATCTGGAATTATGGGAAGACCAATTACGACAGCCAAGGCAATTCTTACCAAGCTGCACATGTCGGCATTCGCTTTTCATCAGCAAGGACGAGACATTGCCTATTCTAAACGAGCAGACGGGAAAGACTTGACGGCGATTATATCAGGATCGTTCTATCAGCATCACGAAGACTACCTCTCCCCGTTTACGAATCAGCATTGGCGTGGAATGTACGTCCTGCATGAAGTCAAAGACGGTAACTTCGATGAAATGGCGGTATCAATTAACTACCTAAAAAGGAAGTTTGCATAATGAGTCTTCCTAGTTTACTGTTTGTAGTATTTCTTACGTTGAAGTTGACGAACTATATTGACTGGTCCTGGTGGTGGATAACATCTCCGTTGTGGATCGTGGCATGTATTTGGTTCGTGTGTACGACACTATACACCATTGCGAAAGGGATCGAATAAATGGCTAAGAAAAAACTTGAGACTCGTGAAGACAGAATGCTGGACGCGATCCGTGAATATGAGGAAGTCTCCGCTGAATTGAAACCACTAGCAGACAAGAAGGATGCGTTGTGGACTGAACTGAAAGAATTGATGGGGGCATCAGAAGAAAAGATCGTCCCTGGATTTGGAAAGGTTACCTACGGCTACGACAAGGACAAGCCAATACGAGAGATCGACTGGGATGTATTCAAAGAGGAACAGCCCAAGATTTACAAGAAGTACGTTGTAGAGGATACCAAGAAGGGGAGTCGCAGGCTTATTCTGAAGGGCATGGAGGAATGATTCCAGACGGCGAACATGTGATCCTGGCGATCCTGGTTATCTTTTATTTTGCACTGGCTGTTGTGGTGATCCTCCAACAGGGGCATCCAGGTAAAGTCTTGTACTACCTAGGAGCCGCACTATTAACACTAGGAGTTTATATCTTATGAGCCTTGTCTATCTGGCTGGTCCAATTGCTAACTGCACTGTCGAGGGCGCAACTGACTGGAGAACTCTTGCGACTAGTGATTTGTTTCACAATTATGGAATTGACACACGTGACCCCATGCGAGCTAAAGCTGAGGGTTTTAGAAAGTACGGAAAGATTGGCAGCAACTTCAACGAGTACTCCAAGGAAGGTACATTCTTCACCAGTAAAGCCATCATGACTCGTGACTTCAACGACGTGAAGCAAGCCGACGCCCTGTTAGTCAATCTACTAGGCGTCAAGATACCGAGTCTGGGAACCGTGATGGAATTGGCCTGGGCTTTTGCTTTGCAGAAGCCTTGTGTGGTCTGCATTGAGGAAAGTGGGAACCCTCACGATAACCATCCTATGATTCATGAGGCGATGGGGTTTCGCGTGACGACGTTAGAGGAAGGCATTCATTCCGTAGCCGTCATCTTGGGTGGAGCATGAGAAAGTTTGAAAGCGGGGCTACCCGTAGCTCGTCAGACAACAAGCCAGATTATGAAGGATTCTTGAATCCTGAAGTTCTCCGTATCTACGGCCAGTACATGCACACACATAGGAAGCAAGAAGACGGTTCTTTGCGTGATTCTGATAACTGGCAGAAGGGGATTCCTCAAGATGTCCTGATGAAGTCATTGCTCCGACATGTGTTTGACCTCTGGCGGATGCACCGAGCTGGAGCGGTGTTCCTAGAAGACTGGGAGGAATCAAAGATCAAGATTGACCAGCTCTGCGCCATCTTGTTTAACACTCAAGCCTACATCTTGGGAATGATCAACGAATCACGAAAGGCTACCAATGGGACTACGACGAATCCTTGACCATAGAAAGAGGAAAGAACCTACGCGAGCACATGCATTACAGATCATACAGAGACAGCAAGACGTGATCAACGCCATGTCTCAGTCCATTCATGAAGCACGGACGATCATGGAAAGTCTACTTCCTCCAAAGCCAGGAGAGATTGTTAAGCCAACACAGGTTCCTTTTATTATTCCAACAGGAGGTAACCAGTGAACATTGAAGCACTCCGTAAAGCATTTGTCGAACGAGTGTCGTGGGGTCCCTCGAAGGTTCCATTTGGCGATGCGATTGCATTCTTCGATCAAGCGGCTGAAGCCGTTGGCCTTGTTGTCCCAACGACACAAGTACCAGATACTGCGCCTACTGCATCAGACGCGACAACTCCACGGAGAAAGACCAGGGTTGAAGACAGTGGAATGGTGTTAGAGGATGAACAGGAGAACGGGGAAGCCTTAAAGAAGGTAGGTGTGAAGAAATGATTTCTAAAGTCTATGACTCGAAGAGGATCGGGTTGATCCTGCCGACATATGACGGACAGTCTTACAACAGAATTGCTGTTGTGAACTTTGCACTGCAGTTTCCTGAGTCTAAGAGTGTGGAGATTGCGAGTTCCGCGCTTGGTCACTGCTTCAATACTGGATACCAGACCCTCCTGAAGCTAGTGGATAAAGGCGAGCTGGACTATATTATGATGCTGCATGCTGATATTGTTCCGGTTCAAGCCTCTTGGGGTGAGATACTAATTCAGGAAATGTTGACGACGAAGGCCAGCGTTCTCAGTGTGGTATCACCAATCAAGTCACATGCTGGACTATCAAGCACAGGTGTGATGAAGAAAGACGAAGCGGATTCCAACATGTGGAACCCTATTAGGTTCACCATGAAGGAAGTCTACAAGTTGCCTGAGACGTTCACACATCCCCGATTGATCGTGAATACTGGGTGCATGATCATAGATGCTAGGCAGCAATGGGCAAAGGACCTGGTGTTTGATCTGCGATGTTTTGTGCACAAGGAGACTGGTCAGAGTTGGTATGTTCCAGAGGATTGGATGATGTCGAAGGTGTGTTGGCAAGCAGGCGGTACAGTGTGGGCCACACGCAAGGTTCTCTTAGAGCACCGTGGCGTGATGGGATTTCCTAATACACAACCGTGGGGCACAATGGAAACTGAAGGGGCACTGGAAGTCTACAACAACGAAGGGGCAAACTAATGACTGAAGTCAACACCTACTATTCATACTACGATGAAGACATGATCAACTTTCTTGAACAAGGTAACCACCTTGTAAAGGTGGGCAAGTGGTACGGAGTGGCAAGTCATGTCAACGATGCTGACGGCGTGGAAGGTACCGTGATCTGGGTTCCTGGTGTGAAGATCTCTGATCTGCCACGGGCTAAATAGCATGATCTACCGTGGAGTTCAAATCACCGAAGTGTTCAGAGGATATCCAGACACTCCTGAGTACTTTCCTGGTGGAGGGTTTGTGACGTTACTATCTAAACACCAAGGCTCTAACGGTGCCACGGTCGTATTCGCCACACGGTGGGATAAATTTTCTATGAGACACGATGACGAATATCGTAGTAGTGCGTATAGTCAACACGTGACTAGGTATCTAAAGAGATTTGAGTAGCAGAAGTGTTGGCCCCCAGCATTCTAGACCCTGGGGGCCTTCACCCTACCTGACATCCTCACTAAACTCGTCGTCCCAATATCCTAACATTTTATCTAACCACTCGCCAGGTTCCATACTACCCTCTTATTTTAATCCTAACTTAGTAAACAAATACCCGATGATGCCTGTAAGGGTTGGTGTTCCAATCCAACCCAGGACATTGAAGTATACGGAGTGTCTAGCGACATCCTTTTGCAGGATCTCGACTTGACCTAGAACCGCATTTCGTGCTTCATCAACGTATTTATGATGATCATGTAGCATGGCAAGTTGGTCATCATTTTGTTTCTCGATGCGCTGGAGTCGTTCAACGAGTAACGTAAACGTCCGTTCATCCATTGGCTTATCCTTACTACTTTAGCTTCAGTTTTTCATAGGTACGTAACCCACCAAACCCTAACAGAGCCAGCAGGAGTTCAAACATCAACGACACATCAGGATTTGGAAGTATGGGTATAACCTTGTCGGTATACATCGACACAATCCCCATAGCCCAGTTTAACAAGTCCCTCACCACAACAGAGTAGGCAAGACTTCCAGCACAGGCCCACCCCACAAACGGTCTCCATCCTGACTTGAACAAGTTATCACTCTGTGCCTCAATCTTGTTGACTTCGATCTGGGCAAGGTTCAGCTCATGTGCCTGCTTGAAGAAGAACTGTTCAGCCTCTAGTCTCTTGTCGGCATCCGGTATCCACTTGTCAAGCATTGGCTTGACGACTCCGCTAAACACACCCGCCACAGCATCCGCAATCATGATGGTTCCTTCCAGATAATATCAGCCAGTCGTGCCGAGCGTCCCTTGACTTGCTGAGCCCACAACGAATTCAACATTTCAGCCTTAGCTTCTTTGTATCTCTTGTCTTCGAGATGAGCCAAAAACTTTCTGAATCGGCTCAGCTTATTGATCCCTAAGTTAAACGCCATGTTGAAGACGACGTTCCGCCGGTCTTCTTCCAGTCTCTCAAGCCACGGCCACTTCTTCAAAGACTCATGGACATGCTTCTCGATGTCCTTGTCGAGAAGAGCCAAGGCTTCTTCCTCGGTAATCGGTACGGCCCTTTCGTGGGCCGATACCAAATGTCCATAACCTATGGTGAGAAATCCTAACGAGTCCGTATAGGGAATGTGCATCCCGTCTTTCTTCACCGACCCTTCATCCCGTACAAGCATATCTCGTAACGTCATAGCTTCACCACAATGTTACAGCCAACGCCAGGCGGCGAGACTGGATAGGTTGTTCCACCACCTGTGACAATTGCACTTACGCCAGTGCTTCCTCCACCCAACTTAGTTATACCTCCACCAGACGGATTGTTTGCTCCACCACCACTGATCCAAACATTTGGTAAAGTGTGGGAGTGTGGGTGCGAGTGAGGAGCGACCTCTGTTGACTTAGGTGCGTGGTACTGTTCACCAAACGGAACGCCTAGTTCCCTATCGGCGTAGGTATGGGTGATTGTCCAAACAGGCGAACTCTTAGCCGTTATGTTTATGGCTGTGCTGTTCTGGGCATTCAGCATTGTACTCGCTAACTTCACCGTAGTGGAGCTGCTACGCACGATGTAATATGTCGAACCACTCGTCAAACCGGTAATGGTCCCGCTAGCTAGGGTGAACACGACTGGCATTCCAGTGATCCATGTGTCCACGTTCGAGCGTACCGTTAGCGTATCGGTTGATACGTTGACATCTCCATCCACACCGACTTCAGTTGAGATCCCTTCGCCTTGGCAATACAGGGCACGTCCAACCGTTAACGGCATCCTGATTGTTTTCGTTGCGGCCCAATCGGCGGCAGCACTTGCCCCGCGTCCAGTAGAAACTGGACAGAGATCGTCGTCGTAGTTATTCCACCACAATGTGAACAGGTCTTCAACGTCGGCGTTCTCTCGTGATGTGGCACCACTCCCTACATCTCCGATTGTGCCATCATCCAACAAGAGCCATCCCGTCGTTGCGCTTGGTCGCCACGTGGCCTTCATGTCGCCTGTCTGCCATCCCGTGACAGCCGCATTGATTGCGTTGTACACGTCCGACAGTATGGCATTGAACGAGTTCAAGGTATCGCTCGCTGACTGTGCGGAGTTGGCTGCGCTGTTCGCGCTGTCGCTGGCGGCTTGTGCGAAGATCTCGGCTTCTGCAGCTCCACCACCGTCCACCACTGTTAACCCTGTCCCTGTCGAATTGAACGCAATAACCTTTGCTGCCCTGTCGGCAGCATCAAGACTCAGAACCAAGTCATCAGCACTTGTGAAGTTCGTGACGTTCACGCGAATGCACCTGGTGATGCGTTCATCAAGTTGCTGTGTTAGCATGACGGTTCTGTCTTGTGCGGCTTCCACCACGCTTGCAGGAAACTTCTCTCCTTCAGGAATGGAGACTGGCTGTGTAAAGGCCACGACCCGTTGGAGAACGACGTTGCCTGTTCCTGCGCTAGGTGGTGATGTAAAGGTTACGGTCCCACCGTCTTCAAGTCCGACACCAGACACCGTATACGCAGAGTTACTGATTACGGCATCATCTACGTATACGACTAAGTCAGAGGCTTGGAAGATAAGGAACGGGTAGTCGAAGTCGTCTGCGACACCGTCGCCGTCATATCGCACGATATTTGAATTTGACTCGATCATGTGTTCCTCACCATTTGAACCCTGCCCGTGATAAGACTGATCCTGTAGCTGCTGTTACCGTTAGATAGACTCCGCTTGAACGTCCGACTGGAATCTCTATCGGCGATGTTGGCACCGGTGCTGCCGGTGATCCAACATAGAAGCTGTCCTCTACGTAGGTTACCGGAATGGCTGCAGGCATATCGCTAGCCCGTTCACCACCAAATCCAAACGAGAGAGAGGCCGAGGTTCCCCATGCTCGTAACGTCTCAACCATGTTCTCACGATATGGGATGTTCCCAATCGTTGAGGTTGTCGCGTTGTAGCACGACGAGAACCAGTCTGCTGTAACGGTCGTCGGATTCGCCATGACACGTGCTGATCCGGATACCGCAGATCTGTCGATATACTCTCTATCTTTACCAGAGCAGGAGACGAACTCCGCTCCGTTGGCTATAGTTTGGGCATACCCTAGGAGACACTTCTCGTCGTACCCTGTAGGCATAGTCACAGTAGTATCGACGGGGATACCCTGTACCGAGAATCTGGCGTCGGCTCCTGTTCCACTCCATGTCGCTCCGTCGTATAACAAGGCTGTTCCGCCTGTATATCCACCCGCTGTGACTCGACTCCAAATGACATAGTTCACGCCATCGATCGAGAAGTCACCCTTAGCTACGATCCAGTACGTCGTAGCATCCGCGAGGGCTATCCTATTAGCTCCTCTGAAGTGGAATCCCTGCCACTGATAGGCAGTCAACAGACGGCTCACCTGTTTCGTTTCGCTTGTTGCCAGAGCTGTGCCTGAGGGAGCACCACTCGAATCAGCGTGTATTTCTAGCCAGAGATTACCCGAAGGAGTGCTGACCTTCGCCATCGACACGACGACGGAGTGTAGTTCGGCTAAGGCTACTGTCGTGGTAAACGACTGTGCGGCCTGTTGGTTTGCCGATGATAACCTCAGGATGTGTGCGCTGTCTAACCCTGCTACAAACGCGGCTGTTTGGACACGGCTTTGTGCTGGACTGAACAGCAAAGCGTCTTCTGCCGGACTCCCTGGATCGGCTTCCGTGCTTTTGTAGATATAGTAGACTTCCCACCAGCGGTGACCACTTGTTCCATCGTCGGCTCTGTCTCGTCCACCAGCTCCTACGGTTGCAAAGTCCGCGAGCAATCCCTTGGACGGGGTGACGATGGTACCTTTGTCTGTCACCAGGTATTGGCAGTCTGTCAATCTGGCTTGATCCGGATTCGAGATATCGATGATCGGACCAGCATCAAGCTTGAGGCCTACTGTGTAGCCTTCAAACCTGTCGTGTACGTCAACGTTGGGTTGACCACCGGCTTCCGCTTCGAGTACCGTGCCGTTCATCGCAAGACCAGCCCCAAGCGTGATAGCTTCTACCGGACCGTTGCCTGCTGCAGAACCACGCCCTCGAAGTGTACTTGCCGTCGCGTTGATAATGGCTGATGGAGACGACTCTATGAGGGACTGTAGCTCTGTGACCGTCGGACCTACCGTCACCGTGTTGCCATCGGGTGAGAACGAGACCACTCGATCGGCCCTCTGGGCCGCGTTCTGCGCTATCTCTAAGTCTTCATCCCCTGTTGCTGCATACGAGGCGATCGTAATCCCTCGAATGGCTTTATCAAACAACTGGTGGAGCATGACGACAATACGGTCAAGACCAGTCTCGACAAGACGAGCAGGGAACTTACTCCCCTCTGGAATTGCTATGGTCTGTGTATAGGGCACACTCCGTTCAAGGATGATGTTGGTCGTACCAGTCGGTGGAGCTACTGAGAACTCCACCGTTCCTCCACCTGGTAGCCCTACGCCAGTCACGGTATAATCTGACGACAATGTTTGCAAGACGCCATCGACATAGACCAAGAGATCCGAATCCGCAAAGATCGGGTAGGTATAGTCGAAGCTTGTCGTCGCGTCATTTCCGTCATACCGCATTACATTGGCTTTGAATTCAATCATGGTCTACCTGCCTTAAAGCGTTGGGCCTTTTCCACGTCGTCAACTAAGTCTTTCCATTTTAACTGTCCGTTCTCACGTTGACCAAGCAACGTGTTCCACGCTGCCGTCTTGTATGCTGTCGTGACGGACGAGATCATATCCTGCTTCGATCCGTTCGGACCATTCGTTCCCTTCTGGAATGCAGGCATTGACTGCAATTCATTCAAGGATTGGAACACCGTCTTCCCACCTACTTCCATGTTTCCATAGAGTCTACGTAGTTCCATATAGGCATCTACAGGAAGCTGTACGTGCGGAGACTGCGTCCGAGCAGGTCCCGTAATGTGGTTCTGATCCTTTTCGAGTTGTGCGTAGACCTGTTGTTTCAACGGGTCTGTTGTCGGAATGGGTGTCCATCCGAACTGCTTCCCTAATCCACTCCATGACCGCCAGTCGGGTACCTCGGAGAGTTCACCCGCTTCGTTATAGTATGGGATTTTGTTGAACCCAGGAATCGTATTCGTAATGTTTCCTAAGGGTCCTTCTGCGGCTGTGACATGACCCTCCACTTGTTGGACGATCTGTCGCAGCATACTAGAATAGGGAACCATCTTGGCTGGAAGTTCTTCGATGAACTTCACCATGCCTTTTTCATCACGCATGCTCAAGGCTCCGACGAGATCGTGGAGGTCTTTCGCTACGCGCACGTCAGTAAACGCACTTGCCAGTGTTCCAGATATGGCGAGTGTCCACTGCCTGGCGGCGTCCTCGTTGTCGATACGTGGAAGCATATAGGCCATGTTTGCCACGGTCCTGAGGAGCTGACCCTGTGATCCGAGCTTCTCATAGGGTATGACTGTATCACCAATATGAATCCCTGGCTTGTTCGCCTGATCCATTCGGTAGACTCGTCGCATGGCTGGATCTGCCGGTCCATCAGAGACAAGGACCCCTGCTCCTGTCAGAGCTGCAGCAGATGTTGCCACCATCGCGCCCATACCAACTCGTGCCATTGCCATAGCTCTGCGCTCACCACCAGCCAGGAAGTCGGATACGTTCTTTGGTGATACAAGACCGAGTACCGGATTCCGATAAATGGCTTCGGCAGAACTGTTGTACATCACGCGAAAGAATGGTACCAGCATTCTGAACGCCAGACTGTTTTCAGTTTTGGCTTGTATCACACCACCGATAGGTCCTCCACGTATCTCCTTCATCATGTTAATTAAGTCGGCTTCGTGTTCCCCTATCTGTGAGAGGGGAGTCAGATTACCTTCGTGCATCACCTTGGTGTCAGGGTTACGCATGAGTTCTTGTCGCCTGTCGGCAACCATCTTGGCAAACTCTTTGTCCGACAAAGCCTTGCCTACACGTTGTGCGGCTTGGGCCTGGAACATCGCTTCACGGTAGGCTGCGGCTTCCATCGCAGACTGCTTCACAGCAAATCCTAGGATCGCGTCACCATTCCCGATTATGAAGGAAGGAAAGTTCAACACGCGAGTTAGGGCATCGACTCCCCACTCAAAGACTGTGTCGCTTCCAGTCAACTTTGGACCAGAGATGTTCCGGATAGGATCTTCTCCACGCCATCTCGCGACGGCTTTCTTCGATCGCTCTTGAAACTCTTTCGAGACCTGTGCCTCTGTCTCTGTCAGGGGCAATCCCTTCTTGTTTTTATAGGCAGCACTCGCCAGATCACTATAACTCTTGACGAATGACCACGCCTGAATACCGGCTTCGTTCGGAAGTATGTCGGCAGAGAACATCGCTGCCATGCGCTTCTCTGCAAGCTTCGTCCCTAAGAGGGCTGCTCCTGCGGTGAAGTTCCCGACGAAGACTCCTAGTCCTGCCGTGCTCGACAGGATGCTGTTCAGATAGATCCCTAACAGATTACCCTTCGCTCCCTTGATCGAACCCATCAGCCCCTTGACGAACTCAGACTTCTGGGCTGGTTCAGACAGGGAGTTAAACATTTCCACCATCCGCTCTGGTGTCGTCCCAGGAGGAAGGTCCTTGATCATAGACTCCATCGCCTGTACGACAGGACGCTGTCTTGTCTTCTCGGCTCTGAGGGCCGCTCCGTGTTTCGCGGCATCAGCCATCAATGCGCTGGTGACTTCCTTCGCTCCGGTGAGTTTCACCATCAGCTCTTCGAGCTTGGCAGACGAGGGATTAGCCTGATAGGCTTTTGCGAATTTCGAGAAGTCTTCTGCAAAGCTGGCTTCTACGGCGGCACTCGCCGCGATGTAGTCCTGCTCTTTGAACTCGTGAGGCTTGAACCCTGACTTAGCGGAGGGTTCGAGTCGTGCCCCAGACTTAATAGACCACGGGGTTACGAGATGTTGATCAAGCAACACTCGTGCACGTGCGGTCATGTCTTTGTCACCATGAGAGGCTAAGTCTAACTTGACGAGGGCTCGCTTGTGCCAATCTTCTACATCCATGACCTTCTTGAAGATCATGGTTTGCTGTGCTGGATCGGGTACGGCGTAGGCGTCTGGACCTGTCGGCTCAGGCAACCCTTCCTTCTGTCGGACACTTCGTCCGAAACCTGGAAGCACAGTCTGCTTGATGTCTGTCGTGTTGGTCAGTGTGACCTGCGGGGGAGTTGCTTTTGGAACCTCGACTCCACCTTTCTTTGGCACGAACACGTCGGCATGAAGTTCGGTCACGCCTGCGCGTCCTGCTCCGGCTAGCCTACCGTTACCCGATACAGGTTGATACCGGCCATCCGGCTTTTGTTCTAGAACGAGACGGTCAACGGCCTCACCCTGCTTGAACTTGGATTCGTACTTCAAGGCTGAGGCGACGCCTTCCGGACTCGTCATGTCGTGCGCCAGGTCAATCTGGTTGGTCGGAATAGTCTTCGCACCCTCGAACTTCAGGTTCGGATCTGCAGCCGCTAGATCAAAGTGCCGGTCGCGGTTGACGCTTTCTAGGGTATTCTGTTCCCCTGGTTTTGGTAAAACTGGCTCAGGACCCCCTGGTTCCTTGCCAGCCTGGACTTGAGCGGAGACTTTTTGCTGTTCCTGTAGGGCAGACTTAGTTGCTTGCTTTTCGGTGGCTACAGCCTGATCTACGGAGACCGACCGTCCAACTGCCTTTTCGGCTGCGGTGACTCCACCTTTAGCAGCCCTGGCAGCAACACCAGCCCCAAGGGCTAGGTTCAACGGGTCGGTTGCCATCTCCACAGCAAAGTTGACTGCGGCCTTCGGACGCTGAGCCACGATGGAGGCAGCGGCTAAGGGTGCCTTATACCACGGCCCATCGAACAGTTCGGCTTCCATTTGCTTGGTAAACTGTTCATCCTTAAGGCCGGTAATGTCCTCGCCTGTGGCTTCCTTCTCAGGTTTCCCTACGAGGGTTCCCCTGAAGTGTCCGGCAACCTTCTCATAGGCATCGATCGCCGCTCCGATCGGGCGGATTACATAGTCCATGATCGGTTTCGTGGCAGACGATCCAGCCAATGCCGAACCAATCTGTCGAAGACTGAGATGTTCCTGGTGTCGGACGTTGCCGATCTGGTTGGCTTCAGCAGGACCCACCATCGGACGGATCTGATCAAGTTCTTCCTCGCGTGTGCGTCCCGCTGCGTAGTCGTCCCAAAGGTCTGCCATGTTATTTCCTCTTCGTCATGGAACGATAGATGCGTTCCAGGTTTGGAAAGTGATTTGCGTTGAGTCCGGATGGATCGTTGTCCACCCCAAGAGGGGCATAGCCCCGACTGCTCGACTCTTTCAACCCTAGGGCTTTCCCACCCCAGGAAAAGTACTGCAAGAACTCAGGAAGATATTTTCCACTTGAATCGACTGGGGGTCTGCCCATCTCTTGCTGGAACCTATCTTCCGTGAGCTTGACTTGGTTCGCGGCTCCCATGAACTGAGCCTTCATTCCAAACCATCGTTTACTGCCCACACCAAACCCCAGTTCATAGCCCGTCTTGCCTTGTTCTGTTAAGGCCAGAGCAGACAACAAATCAGGATCACTCACCTGTGCCTGTTTGGCGTAGAATTGGAGGGTGTTGGCTGCAGAGGGACGAAGGAATTTCTGTCCTTCGCTTTCAAAAAATAAGTCACTCATGGTTTACCCTTCATGACGGGATCGACATAGAGTCTGATCATCTCACCCAGCTTGGTGTGCATGGCATCTCTGCGTCGTTTCTCTGACGTGTCGAACTGTTCGTCTGGTGCACCAGCTTGTTGAAGACTGTGCAGTGTCAGGTCGTTGTTCTTGAGCGAGTGCTGAAGGAGCGTCGTATAGAGAAGCTTCTCAGCCTGCGGAAGATCTGACTTGTTGATGTTGTCCAGGGCTTTGACGTGGACATCCATCCAGTCCATACCGGAGTTCTTGGGAGGCACAAACCGCTTCAGCGAATTGATCACATGTGTTGCATCCTGTTGGAAGCTGTCTTCCATCGTCTGTGTCAACTCACCCGTAAAGCGCATGACTTCTGACATAGGATCTAGAGAGTCATATCCTGTGTTGTTCTTTCGTGCTTCTTCTGCTTTCTTTTCCATCCGGATACGGAATTTGGTTAACTGCTGTTCTCCTGCCGAGTCCACAATGCCCAGCTTGTTGAACAGTGGGTTCTTCTCACCCACCCACGCGGTGGCAAACTTCATCGCGTCTTTATATCGAGACTCGTACCGTCCATAGGACTTGTCGAGTCGTTGCTCATTCTTCTCGATCAACTTATTGGTCAAGGCTTTCTTGTCACTGAACTCGACATTCGGATCAGCCATGATGTTGTCTATCGTAATACCGGCCTTCCCGTCAATGATCCCGTTCATGATACGCGCATAGACTTGAGGATCTGTAACCGTGCCTTGTCGTGCGGCATTCTGTAGACCGTCGTGGAGATGCTTCAGGGCTGTTAACTTCTCGCCATTAATCAGGGTACGCGAAGCGTCCTTGTTGGCAAGGCTCACGACTTCGTCGTAGGCTCTGAGATCTCCACCAATCATGCGCGTGGCATACTCGGTGTAGGTTTGCTCTACCCGCTTGGAAGCGGTGTGCATTGCCTGGGTCTCTTCCTGTACGACTTGCTGATGATCGAAGTTCAGTCTTGCTCTGGCAATCCCGACGAGTGATTCCCTCGCCTTGGGATCGAGCTGGAACACGTCCTTCTGCTCACCATCAACATCTATCGTCAGGGCTTGCCCCTCGAACACCGTCTTGAGCATCGTCTGAGGATCTTTGTAGGCGATTCGTTCAGCCACGGCTAATGCGAGTTCGTTAGACAACTGAGTCTTGAGTTCTGCTTTGTTTGGAAACCATGCCTCAGGCAGATTGTCAGCCTCACTCAACATTTCCTTCACCTTGGCTGAGTACTCAGGGCTCCCTGGGTTCAGCGTCGCGGCATCCCGCTTGATCGTATCAAGCTGTGCCCTGAGGTTACTCTTCTGTCCCTCGATATGCGAGGCTGTGTAGTTCGCAATGTGCTGCGAGGCATGGCTTGTAACGAATCCCTGCATCTTTTGCTGGTACATACCAAAGGCACGGGCAGACATACTTTCCTGTGCCTTCGCCCCCCTTTGCGATAAGGTATCCTGTGAAAGCTTCAAAACAGCCTTGCCCTTATCAACCGACGAGAGGTCAGGATTAGCCTGCAGTGCTGAGAGTTCAGCCATGTAAGCTAACTGGTCATCGTTGACGGCTGACAAATAACTCGACTGGTCCTCTAAGTCTTGTATGGATTGACCCAACTTAGCTAAGACATCTCCTGCCCCTTCTGAAGTCAAGCCCGATCTGAACGGTGCCGACAACGAGAGATTCGGTGGCAAGTTGCCTGCGATAGTGGGCTGTGATAGCTGCGGCATAGTACTCCTTACATGGCAAATGCTTTAGAAACAGAAGTGAGTGAATCTTGAATGGCTTTACTTTGAGCCATCTTGTTCTGTCTGCGAAGTTCTTCTTGCTTGTACTTATTGAGATTCACCTGGTTCTGTGCTTGTATCTGCACACGAAGCTTGTCGACCTTGGACCGTGCTATAATTGCGGCTGCTCCGTTGACGATACTCGCGCTATCGGCAGATACTCCACGCGCTCCGGCTCCAGCAATAAAATCACCAGACATAATACCAGCACGTATATCGATATCCCGTTTAACTTGCTTTTCGGCAATCAATACCATCTGTGTGTTGTTTTCGAGGATGTTAATTTCAACCTGTTGCTGTCGTTGAAACTCTGCCATCCTACCAAAGCTGGCCGCAATATCGCTGAACATGCCCATGGCCTTGGTAGCCATACCGGCTCCCAAACCGCCCATACCACCAGCCATACCAGCAGAGGCACTTGCTCCGCCTGAGGCCCCGCCCATACCTGCAGACAATCCCGCTGCAGACAGTCCTTCTCCTGCCATTTAATCACCTGTCTCCACATGCTGCACCGCCGCAAGGATCGAAGATCGAAACGGCAGTGGTTGTGTGATAATCACGGTTTCATTCCACCCGATATCTGGCGAGAACGTCAGATCGGTTTGTTCTTCTGACGGAGCACTCCCCATCAAGTCTTCTGTCGAGCGTGTGTAGTTGGTGGAGTTACCCACCGTCAACCCACGGCTTTCGTTTACTCGAAGAGTTACAGTAGTTGTTCTGATTCTACGTCCTACCGTAGTGCCATCCGCAAATTCACGGTGAGGTAAGAACAGCTCGATCGTCGGTGTCTCTCGTTCTAACCCGATATGGATCGTCGTCACAGTAGGATCAAGGGGCTCTAACAGAGCGGCCCCTATCACCGTCTGGCTTGGGTACGTCGCATCGTCACCCACAATCATGACTTCCTCACCCTCAAGGTGATGGAGACCCGACGTAACATTCGACACTGCACTGTTGAAGGTTGTTTTTATGGCACAGTCGAGCTGAACTTCAGGGTCGAAGTACTCGACAAACTTTCTTGTCGTTCCGTTAATTGTTCTCTGAGCAATCACCCACACGTCGTCGTCACCAGTCGTCTTAGTGGCGCACACGCTCTTGAATAGACCATTCGTCGTGCGTCGTGCCCAGGCGTTGATGTTCTGTTCTGACAAGAGTGCGATTGCAATCAGTACACCGTCGTTACGCACAACCCAGACTGTCTCGTTTGGTTCTGACTGGTAGGCGAGCTGTGCCATCCCACCACCTTCTTTAGCCAACCTGTTCGCCAATAGAGAAATGTCAGGAGCTATGTACTTGTCGGCTTCAACGCTGAACGACACCCGCCTGAGTTTCTTTCCACCACGTTGCATAAAGACGATCCCTGACGAAGTCTCAACCGCATCGCGTGGCTCGCTCCCGTGGTTAGCTTGTGGCCGTGCAAAGACTGACGTAGGAGTAATCCCGCCGTTATCTGAGCCGGTAATCTTAAACAGCTTTCCCGTTGTTCCAACTACCAAGAGATCGTCTGCTGCAAACCATCGAATAAGGTTCGCTGTCTTTGTCGAGATGTCGTACTGAAATCCATAACTACTGTCTTCTGGGGTCGCCATATCGAAGTTCGTAAACTGTCCGCTTCGACTACCTGAGAACTTCTGATCAAGGCCGACGACAAGTCGGTTCTCATGAAAGGTTCCGGCTTCCGGATATCCCTGAGCATCGCTCCACTGTCCTTTTGACCAGTCTGTCGTAGCCACGTTCACACACGTCTTCGTAATGACTCCGTTGGCGTGTGTACTGTTGATGACTCCTGTGGTGTTGATCCGCACAACCCCGTTCGCTATCCTGTAATGAACCCCGTTATCATCGGCTGTAAAGACAGCGCCACTTGCGACTACCTGCACGTTCGAGTTGACGGTAGTTCCACCTGGGGTGAGCGTTGTCGCCGACTCGTTTGTGTCACCAAACGGTACGATCTGCCATAGTTCTCTGGCTAACTGAAACGTCGTCGCAGTTAGGCGAGTGAGTTTGTACGTAGGGTAGTTACGATGAAACAAAAACATCGTGTCGGCATTCTGTGCTACTCGAACATTACGAACATCTGCTTCAAGCCACGGAGCAGTCAGCTCATAAATGCGCTTGGCTGTCCCACCAGAGATGTAAGCATTCGTGAACGTACTCCCTGCTAGCGTGAACTCGTTGGCTGTTGACGCAGTCACAACCCAGTCGCCATTCGCTTCATGTGTCCCAAGGACTCCACTGATCACAACATACTCTCCGTCACTAAACCCGTGAGATACGGCAGATATGCGGACGAGTCCTCCTCCGTCGTCTTGCACGTCTGTAATCGTAACAGAGTTTGCTTCGATACGGGCATGCTGTGTAAAGAATCGAAGATAGGCATTCCCCATTTCGATCGCGTAGGTTTGATCAGCACTGAACTCAAACGGGAAGAGGACCTGATCCCCATCCTCATGTCTGACGGGTGCTGCCATTAAGGTTCCTGGTGCGGTGTAGACACCACCATGTGGTTGAACAAGCCAGTTCACCATGCTCCTAACAGCCATGTTGTATTGAGGAAGATCAAAGCGTCCAGCTAGATCCTCACTCCACTCTCCACCTGTAAAACTTGTTTTTGCATGGTACCAGCTTGGAACTGCCATTATCGAACCTCGTCTAGTGTGGACGGAGTATAATCCTCTGTCGTCCCTTCTTGCCCATCAACGCTTCGTGCAGCCATGAGGACTTCTTTGAACTCATTTCGTGCTTCCGTCTGTGCATCTGTCTTGCCGGTAATCTGGCGAGCAATGTACATCTTCAGCATCTTAGAGAAAGCCATAACGAAATTTATAGAGAAGACTTGACTATTTGAGACTCTGTAAATATACTTGATGTCAATGGGCGGGGCTAAGTCAGTGACGATGACTCTGTCGTCATTCTCTGCTGCTACTTCAGCTTCCCACGCATCATTGACTTCATATCCACCCTTGCCAATAGCAATGACTCGTAGGCAATTCGTCGGATAGGTGTAGGCATACTTATAACCCCAGGCAGGAGCCGTAGCACGGGCTGCTTGATTGGCGACACGTTTGATCGCAAAGTTCCACTTGTGTGCGACGAGTGTTTGCTCCAAGGCAAGGTCGTAGTATGTCAAAATAATTGAGGCTGACGAACTTCCATCTGATGGAAAGAGACTGCTCACACGGGACTGTCCTAGCTCGGACAACGCCATGTTGGCAATGTTAACGGGTGTGATTGCGGCCATCGTAATTCTCCATGTGGGGGCCAGGTTATTCTGGCCCCCCGTTGATCTACACTATGCGAGGTAGTACCCAATCTGGAACGTAAGCCTGTCGCCAATGTCACCATCAAAGGTCCCGCCCCCGTTTGCGGCCTTGATGAACAAGGTCACTGCAGAACGCGAGTTCAGCTTCACCGTCCCAAGGGGGGAGGCAGTCGCACCAGCAGTGATCGAGGATTCGCCTGTCCCGAAGTAATGACGGGTCAGAGTCGAAGAGTTCCCAAGGTCTGCAAATGTGCAGATCCCGTCAGAGTCTTCGGCAACGTCCGTCCCATCAGGATTCTTGAACGCTCTCCATCCCAATTCGAGGTTAGCAGCGTCGCCAAGATCGGCACTACATTTGAAGTAGGTCCGCTTCAGGTCGATCGTAGCACCGGCAGGAAGGACACAGAGGTTGATTTCGTCGGTGTTGGCGACGGTAGAACCCGTTCCATCTGCAGCCACGAGAGTATGATCAATAAACGCAACCCGCTCTTTTGCTCCCAACTCCTGAGGATCGAGACGATCCCGTGTCGAGTTGACAGCGACTTGGCGGTTATACAGCGTCGTTCCCGACGCACTTGAACCAGTACCAGCCATTTTAGTTTCTCCTTATTTCAGAATGATTACTCAGTGACCTGGTTTTCAACTACGAGAGCGTCTTCCACTCGAACCGCGCCGTGCATGGTCTTCACGAGTACCTGCAAGGTGTTGTTCTTGTCAGCACGTTTGTCAACGCTCGCCTTCACGCGGACCCATTCGGCAAACCCTACCGCACTCTTGTGGAAGAGGTACGTACCGCGAACGTTTGCGCCGCTCACGATAGGCAACAAGGTAGACTTAATCCACGCCATGCCCAAGTAGTTTTCAAGCTGACCAGTCATCAACGCCATAAAGGGGTTGAAGTCACGGCTGGTAAACGTGCTGATGGACAGCAAGTCTTCCAAGCTAGCAGGGCTGTGCACATACACAACCTGTGATGGATCAACTTCCACGTCCACATCATGCAACTTCTTCAACGAAGCAATCAGCTTCGCCAAGGTATTGCCTGAGGCAGTCGTTTCTTTCTGCGCCGCAGGAAGAGCCAACGAAGAAGAACCAGATTCATCATACGCAGCCGATCCTTGAAGGGCATTGATGATTGTCTGATCGATCCGTCGGTTCACGGCAGCAGCCGCAGCCACAGCCAATTCACTGGTGATGTCTTGAAGGACTTCGAGTTGATCCTCTTCGTCCACCGGATGCGCCCACGAGTAGTTAGCTTTGAACGCAGCCCGACGGCTCTTGTCAATGTCCACCCACTCTGTGTCGCCATGTCGGACGGTATTGGCAACCATGTTGCTCGGACCGATCCGATCAAAGAACTTTACTTTACCCGTAAGGTTCGTCGCCTTGCGGACCCACATCTCTAACTTCGCCATCTTTTGCTGAGTCAGGTGATGGACGTTGTCACTGTAGGCTTGAACTCTCCATTGCTCAATTGTATCAATCACAATAACACCTATAACTAAAAACACGTTACAAACATATCGCCAGTTGTCCCACACTGTGGGGCCGACTTGCTCGTAAGTGAGCCTGACTCTCCTTGTCTTTCCAAGGCGTCATAAGGGGGTCGTAACCTTGTCCTTATTCTTTTGGCGCATAAACAATTTTACGTAGCTCGTTGACCATCGAACACGCTGCAGCATGTTGAGGATGGGCACTATCATGGTACGCATGTTGTTTATTCGCCAGGATCTCGTCAACTTGGGTCTTGGCTTGTTCTCGCGTAGTAAACCTCGCGTTCGACTCACCTGTAACCCAACTGTCTTCATGAATAGCTTTGCCGATAGAGACAAAGGTATCGAAGAACGTCTTATCTGAATTCAACTGATAATCGTGGATCGCCTTTACGAGGGCATCCCCACCAAACCGCTTTGCCACCCTGTTAGCTAGGATCGCCGCAGACTGGTACTGATCACCATAGGCATCTCGGATAGCTTTGTCCCGCTCTGCTGTAGTAGTCTGAACCGTCTGCTCGTAGTTCTTCACGTCTGCTGCCAGGATGTCCTGGTAGCCAGCAAAGATCGCCTGTGCTTGTTTCGGGTGCAGTCCTGCTGACCACACTAGATCACTCAGGGCTTTCACCTTGTCGTCAGGAAGGTACTGCTTGAGCTTATCATCCTTGACAGCTAGTCCGTACTTGTCTGACGTTTCAGGACGAAGCTTCCCGTAGAAGCTGTCCCAATCCTTTTGTTCTGACTTCTCACCAGGGATGCGGACGCTTCCGCCTACCATCTTGTGAGCTTCGAGGGCTGACTTGTAGACTTCCGTTACTGGCTTTCCTTCAAAGCCTTTGAAGAATGGCTCCGTTGCCATGTCCTTCGGGAGAGTCGCCACGCTAAATGCGGGAATCTGTCCTTGCCCCTGTTGACTTTCGCTACCCTGGCTTCCGCCAGTCTGTCCACCTTCTTGACCCTGATTGCCTGCAACGTCACTCATACAATTCATCCTCCATTGGTGACTCTTGATTGCCTGACGGCGGGAGTCCGTTCTCTAGTACATCGTGTATGTACAGAACGACATCCTGTGAGCCGAGTCTGTAGCCCATCTGTGTCTGTAGGTTTACGCTCTGGGATTGTACCAGGGCTTGGCTACGGTAGTTCACGTACAAATCCCGTAGCCATTCCAGTACGACTTGACCCGACGGAGTACTAAAGGTTTCCCTTACGCAGTCTGTGATCAACTCGTTTGTGTACTTCATTGATTCCCTGTCGCCTCACTAAATGATTTCTGTGCAGCGCCCATGTCTTTCGCGGCTTGTGCTCCCTGCTGAAGCTGAGCCATTTGCTGAGACTGTGCTTGTTGTTCAGCACGTTGTGCCCTGATCCCGTCACGGGTCTCAGTATCTCTGATGTACCTGCGGCTAATGCCGGTCAGTCTAGAGGCGTCAAGTGCCATCTCGTCTAGATCGTAGTTATCCCACACGTCAGGGTTGACAGCCGCTAGGTTGCCTACCACTGCCATAGTGTCACCAACAGCACGAAGCTCGTCTGCTCGCTGTGAACGAGCCAGAGGGCCTTCAAAGTTAAAGCGAACATGACCTAACTCCGGACGCATGATCGGTGGACGTGGGAGTAAGGCTCCAGCACGTTCCATGATGTTTAAAGCACGGCCAAGCACGGGGGCTAAGAACTCGTACTTCAGTCGTCCAGTGCTGGGTCCTAATAGTTGATGTAAGAACTCCATTCTCTGAGCCACTTCAGTAGCAGACGGTGGTGTCTTTGCTTGCGGAGCAAACTGTAAGATCTGCTCCGTAAAGAAAATCTGTCTGATCTGTAACTTCGACTCGTTCTCTGGGATCGAGGCGTGGTCAAATCGCGCACCCGATTCAAGCGGACGAAGTGCACCGTCAAACCTAATACGAGTTAATCCCCCAGGGATCAGTTTCGGCGTGTTGATCACACCGTCATCGATCGCCAACAAGGGAGGATTCACGGCTAAGGCCCACTGTCTCAGCTTGAGCTGTCTAGCTCTGTTCAACGTAGCGACTTCTGGAAGGGCAAGATGTCCTCTACCGAATCCCCAGACTTCGCCTGTAGCTGTGTCCCATCGTGGGAATGCAAACGGCCATTCATGAAAGAATGACTCGTGAGCTGGCTCGAACTGCGCTGTATTGGCGAACTCTCCACCCGCTAAGGGTGTCCGTCCTGCCACGTAATACGTACTTTCGTACCTGTTCTTGCCCATCCTCACGTCGTGCACGACGGAGAGGCGCTCATACGGACGCTCAATCATCAGCTTCAGAGTACTGGCTTTGTAGCTGCCCTTGGGCCAACGCTTCAGGATCGCACCTGCTGGAAGTCTGAACTCTCGTGTCTGCTGTCGGATCTGACCCATACCATCTTCTTGGATTGTATAGGTGCCGATCGGCTGGCCCTTAAAGAGGAGCCCCCGAAAATCATCCGTCATTCTAAACTGCTCTTCGACTTCATTCAGGAATACCCCGCCGGTACCAAACGCGACGATGTCGCGGATCACACCGGGACCTTCTACCTTATAGTTGCTTTCGTTAATCGCGGCAAACAGCCTGTCCGATGTGTCTGACAGCCAGAACTGAACTTCCGGCAGCAAGTTAATGGCGGGCTCGCTAAACTCAGCCATGAACCAGCGCAAGACATCGGACGTTACTGTCCCGATGATTAGCGATGTCAATTTGTCGAGGGCATCGATACCTGTGGTGTCGTGAACACGCTCCGTCTTCTTGTATCCTTCAAATCCAGACTTTGTAATACTCTGAAGGTTTGGGAGAAGGTACTCAGCAATGCGCTGCCACTCAGATGCGGCTTGTCGCCGCTCACTGATAAGGTATTGATACTCTTGCTGCAAGAACTTCAAGTCCATTGTGTCCTCACTGACCCGTCAAAGTTGGTCCGCCTAATGTCTGTGCGACTTGTGCACCAAGCGGTGAAGTCTTAATATTCATGTTTTGACGAGCAATCATTTGCCGTCGTCGCTTTTCGTCTACTTTTGCTGCCTGGTCGACTTTTTCTTCGTCAACCTTTTCAGCCCCACCACCAGGAGGCGGAGGAGGAGCTGTTGGCTTCTTCATCGACTGCGCTATTTGCAATCCCGTGGAGGCTGCTGCTGCGGCCACTGATACGGCCAACGCAGCCGCGATAGCTACTGGGGGCATGATCGTTCCTTTCGTTTCTTTCGTTTATACTGATACAAAACGCCTACTGGTTCAAAGGACTTCTTGCCCCATTCAATAACATGAGCAGTATGTCCAACAAAGTAAATGGCAATGTCCGATTTAAAATACGGGAGCAACGCAAGACAGGCTTTCGTTCCTGTTCCAACTATACCAAGAATCATTAAGTGATCTGGGAAGACACTATAAAAACACATCCCATCGTCGGCTACCGACACGTAACAGAAGTCCACCTTACTACTAAACTCAGTGGACAAGTCGGAACGTAACTCAGCCGGAAATGTTCCTGGCGGATAGATGATCATCAGTCCTCCATCACGTTGAATTCCATGTCGGCTACAGTAGGAGCGTCGTGCATTTCGTCAAAGTCAATCTGAGCCTGATCACCAGCAGTAGTACTGTTTAGGTAGCGCCTGATAGCGATTGCCCCGTAGGTGAATGCTGACCCTCCGTGCGAGGCCCAGTCGTGGAACTCGTTGTCGCTGTACTCTTTCTTGTCTTCGTCGTACTCTCTGCGATAGCCTAAGAGGGCTCCCCAGCCTGACCTTTCCGGCACACGATGCGTGACGGCTGGTTTGTGGAAAAAGCTGATAGGGAATATCCTACGGCCAGCATCCACACGGTCAGCCACACCGAGTTTTTTAAGTTGGATAAAATGAACGCCAAGTCTCCGTGCTGTTTCGATGCGCGTCTGACCTGTGCCGATTTCAGTGCTCTTAACGTCGAACGGAGCAAAGTGTTTACCATAGCGGTACGTCTTGTCTCTGAGCAGCTTGGCAAACTCTGGAATACCACCAGACTCCAAGGGCTCGTAGTCGATCCAGAACGGACGACCATTCTTCAGTTGAAAGAACCAGGTAACAAACTTCAAGCCTGTCCCAAGGTCTGATACCGTGTGAACAGGAAGATCCGGATCATACGGGTAGTTCCCGTATCGATCTTCTTCTTCACAGGCAATGCACTGGTCCGCAAAATAACTTCCAATCTGTACGCCAGCAAAAGATGTGTAAAACTCCTGCTGGATCTTTTCCTCAGGCATACCCGAACGTCGTTCGGCTTCGATCATCGAATCAGGAATCAGCCTGACTCCGTTCCAGTCAAGGATGTCTTCCGCCGTTAGCTTGGAGACTGCCCAGTCTGGATTGTCTTTATTTCTGTCGTAGAGTTCATATCCGTGATTGTGGCCTCTGGGCGTATAAATGAACATAGCCCATCCACCATTCTTTGCAAGGATGGGTCGGATATAGTCCCAGCCTGCGGCTTTTTGTACTGAGTACTCTGAGAGAACGGCTCCAACACAGTTTGTACCAAGCGCTGATGTATCAAACGTGTCGATACCAACAAGTTGGATTATTGATCCGTTAACAAGGGAAACTTGTAACTCGGATTCATTCGGATCTCCTGTGATGATCTCTTTTGGAATGTAGTCACGGAAACGCATTCCGTCGTCTGTCATTCCATCCCAAATGATGCGCTTCGCTTGCTTGTGCGTCGGTAGAAAGTAAAAGTAAGTCCCTACCCTCTCAAGAGCCCGTGCAACCATGAAGTTAATCGCGGTCAAGTCTTTGCCAGCCCGACGAGGCCAGACGAGGATAAACCGCTTAAACCCTTCGTGCCATTTCACAAATGGGAATTCTTGATAGGGATAGGGATTATACTTCCAGTCTGGACTAAGATCCATCTCTTGAATAATTTCAGGCATCGCCTTGTTGATCCTCCAGACTGTTGAGTTAGTTTTTCTGAATGAGTCGCGCCTCTAATTCTGCAATGCGCTCTTCAAGTTCTTCTATTTTCTCTGCAAGTGCGTTTAACAGTTCTGTGTTCATGACGCCCCCAATGCTCCAACCGAAGTTAAACTCTCATGTCGCTTCTTCTGTTCCTCAAGCTTCATCTTCTTGGCGTAGGCCTTCTCAAACCACTCCAACGTTTCGTGTGAGACTTTGCCTTCATGTCGAAGAGCCCTCGCCGTCTCGGTAACCTCTCGCCCCCGATATTTTCTCTCGTCATGCTCGTCCATATCGTCGCTCCGTTATTTCATCAAGATGTTCATTGCAGAGATAGCACGTCTTGTCTTGCTGAAAGCAGTACCAGATCATACACGAAAAGCAGAGTAGATACTTCATACAATCTCTCCCCTGTCTCGGAGTTTATCTTTGCCAGCACCACGAACTAACATGCGCCCACGCAGGACACGTAAATCATGCAAGCTGAGCAACCGAATCCGGCTGTACTGTCCTTTACGAACCATCGTCCTGCGATATACAGGCGGGTCCAGTTGCGGCTTGCAGACCTTCAGGAGCCAGCGAATGTACTCCTTGGTACATGGAAGTGCGGCGGCAGCCCAGTCAAGGTCTACCATCGGGCCGAACTTCTCCTCGCCGGTTACGATTGATAACACAAAGTTCACTGGCTTCCCGAAGTGTCTAGAACTCGGATGCCGTTGAGCACGTTCGACTTGATT